TTAGTGGGTTTTCTCAATTAGAAGATGCTGACGCCAATTCAAATTGAGCAAACCCACTAACATTCCAACCTACCGAATATGTAGGTTTCAATTGATCTATTGTTCCAACTGATCCTTTTCTTGCCTGAAAATGAACCTGATCTACATCACCTGTTACAATTCCTGATATATTTAATCCATTAAAAGTTGGTGAAGATCCGGATATAACAACCTGATCTACTACAGGAGATCCATTTATCATAAATGTTGAAGCTACGTCTATATTTACATTTCCTAATACATCTATCTTCTGAGTGGGGGAAGCTACTCCAAATCCTACCGAGTCAAGTCCTGCATCTATTACCAATAGATTATCATCTGTTAATCCTTTTATGATTGTATCGAAATCTAAGCCATTTGAATTTATCTCAGTCTTTGTAGTAAAGAGTTGTAATACATTAGCATTCGCTCCGTTGAATACTACAAATTGTATATTACCAGGAAAGAACCCCCAGTTAGTTAACCAATCAGCGGTTCCGGCAAATATACTATTGGCTTCCATAAGAAGTTCAGTAGTAGCCGAATTAAAAAATATCCTAGTATCGTCATCACTACCAAAAGTTAAATCCATATCATCTTCAAGTTTAACATGACCTGAAGGTCTTAAGTTCTTAGAAGCACTATCATCAACCCATATACCCTCACCGGCTCCAAGAGGTGTAGTTGCCTGTTCTGTTAATACAAGTCCTGTAGGATCTATTAAACCCCCGACTGTAAGCTTCCCTGTAATATCCAGGGTATTCATTGTATAATCACCAGTCTCATCAAGTATAGTAGCATCTACAGAATCGAGTGCTAACTGAGCTGTATCTATTCCAAGTGCTTTTACCTGTATCTTTTCAGTCGCTATCTCTAAAGTAACACCATCTACAGCAGCAGCTATATCATCAGCTGTTCTATTTATTCCGTTTAAATCACCAGTAACAGCTCCCACATTGAAAGCCCCACCGGATTCTGTTAATCCTATTCCAGCTCCTACTACCGACCCACCTGCTTCAGCATATTGTACAAATACTAAATCATCAGTTCCAACAATATCAGAGCCTGTATCATTTGTACAAACCCAACCAGTATCTTCCTGCGCAGTTCCTTCATTTAACCACACTCTAACTTCTTTTGCATTATTCCCAGCAAGTAGATCAGAGGATCTATCCCAAGCACCTGTTCTAACTATATATGTTCCATTCTCAGAAGCTGTAGATTGATTCTTTACTAATACCTTTTCTCCAGCACTTAAGGCAATCCCATCAATAGTCTGGGTTCCCGATAATGTTATATTTACAGTAGTTCCAACTCTAGCTGAATTCTTAGTATCAAGTTTTGAGAATGAGGCTGCATCTACAAAAAAATTATTACTCATCTATATATCCTCCCTCTTTTATGTATTCGATGTTTTCACTGCAATCTTCGCTGTCACTGATCCGGAAACACTTACTACCTTAAATCCGGTTACTCCTGGATTGATGGCGCTTACTCCATCCCATGCTGTGAATGTTGGGGTTCCTGTTTGTAGGGTAGAAATAGAATCATTTGAAAATTGAATAGATCCACTTCCACTGATATCAGCTGCGATTGCATATATTCTTTCAGGAGGCATAGTAAATATATCAGATGACCCCGGACTTGCAACAACTACAGTCTCATGATATACCATTCCTGTATTTGCATTAATACTATTAAAATTATCTCTTGTCATTGCTACTGTAGCCATATATAATTCCTCCTATTAGTATAAGTCCTTTACAACACCGGCAAGATCCTTGAATACTAGTTTACTTTGATCTGTTGAATAATAGATCGTACCATTCTTAGCAACGGTATCCGCCTGAACTATTGGTTCTCTATGATTTATTAAATCGGTAAGAAGATCTCGGAGTCTATGAATACTATTAAGATCATTCAAATCTAAATTGTCAATTTCTGCCTCAAACTCTGTTCTTGATACTGCCATGTATAAAGCCTCCCTAAAATACAAAAAGCCAACACGAACAGGATTGCGAGTTTCCTATCTGTGTTGGCTTCTGCGTTTTCGCTCAAAGCGACAACTATAAAATTATTATTTTTCTATTGGTTATATTTATTATAACCCATTTAAACGATACCTATAATATAATAGATAATTTAAAAAAGTAAAGTATTATTTTAATTATTTTTAAATTCTAATAATTGCTTAAATATAGAAAGAATACATTCTTTAGCCTTTTTAGGATGTAGTGCTTTCACTATTTCCTTTTGAGCCTCTTTCATTGTCATATTATTATAACTACTTAAATCCTTTGCTAATTGTAGCATTCTTTTATCCAATCTATCCCTCTCTAACCTCAGATTCCTTGTCACCCTTAAACCCATCTTCCTCTTCTTTAAATCTCTTAGTATTCCCAGCTTTCACATCTATAAACTGCTGAGTTCCATTGAACTTAATTATAATCTCACCATGCTCAATCTTCTCAGCCTCCTGTTTTAGATGCTCTATCATATTATCAGATAATCTCATTTTACTTATCCTCCCACTAAAACTTGATTCTCTTCTACCAGCTCATTATCTATCTCTTCAATAACCTCATCAAATATAGCAATACTATCGCATCTACAATTATGACTTGACAAATTATTTATAAAATATATATTAGACTTAGTTTCAAAATTATAAACATAACCGGAGTAATTTATATGAAAAACAGAAAACACTCTACACACAGAAAATCGATTGACATTGATCAATTGATTCTTGATTATGCTAATGGTCTTTCTATGAAAATGTGTTCTGAAAAATACAAACTCGATAGGAACAGTATTAGAAGAAGACTTGTCCAAAACAATATCACCATTCGAGGTAAGTCTGAAGCTAATGCTCTTAGGATGTCTCAACGAACTCCTGAAGAAAGGAAACAGCTTACTAAGAATGCCAATCTTTCCCAAAGAGGAAAAAAGAGAAGTAAAGAACAACTTTATAAAACAGCCCAATCTCGTTATAAAAATCCTAATAAGTATCATATTGGATATGGTGAACCTGAATTTGCGAAAGAACTTAGTAAATATAGAATTCCTTTTGATCCTCAATTTCCCATTGGACGTTACAATGTCGACTTCTTGGTCGATGATTCCATCATTGTGGAATTGAGATGTGATACCACGAATCCTATTAGTAACACCAGACAGATTAAACGAGTCAAATACCTCTTGCGCAGAAACTTTTCTGTTATCTTTGTTAGGTTTACCGAAGCTAATATCTTTTTCAACAACCTTAATGATGTAATCACTCAACTTCAACTCTTTCGCTCCAACCCACCCTCTCAAAGTCAATACTGGATGATTACCTGTCATGCAGACAAATTCATTAGAGGACGTAATGAAGCAGGTCAATTTACCTGTAAACCAGCGCCGAAAACATCGTACTATGCCAGAGTTAAAAGATACATTTAAGAATCCTGGAATACACTGAATATCCTGTCCTGGAATTCCTACAAACATCCCAGCAGCCGATCTGCTTTTCCACCTACCAGCTCTGGCATCCTCTACACTATCAGCATATAGACTATTGTCATCCCATCTACAAATCTTATTATTTAATCTCTGATGAGTAGGACGAACCCTCTCATCCTGTGCTGTAATCCATCTATACATAGAAATTCCAACTTCCTGTTGTCGTCTTTTCGTCAATCTACCATTAAGCTTTCCTACCTGATCTCTTGATATAAGCCTTGCTCTAGATCGGGTCATATTCCTATCCATCTTTCTCGTATCCCTCATTATCTCATCCCAAGTAGTACCATTCAATACTCCCTCAGATACAATAGTATTGGTCTTCTTAATATATTCATCTGACAGACTTTTGATAAGTGTAAAGTTGTTTGATGCCCAAGCCTCTACAACACTATTCAACCAAGGCTCAGATGGAATGAATGACTGCCCCCCTAATATTCTCTTGAAAGTCTTATTTGACTGCCTCTGGTTAAATCTGGATACTGCAAATCCTACTCCTGTGAGAACGGCTATGATTGCTTTGTTGTTGAAGAATCGTCTTTCCGTTTTAACCCCATCCCCATCAGGTAGAAACATATCGTCTTGAGTCTGTCTGAGTTCATCTAAGAGTTGCTGGAATTCTGTATTGAAATCGTCTGTCCTAATAGAATCTACTCTCTGCTCCTCAGTCCATCTCTGTATATTGGCTCTGATTACAGGGAGTGCTATATCTGAGTATACATCCATTAGATCGAATAGATACTTTGTATATGGTCGTTCGTGGACATTTGGGAATATAGTTCTTATGTTTATTCTGGGGTTTTGGGTTCTCCTTCTATTTCCAGGACTCATCCCTCTACGCCTCATCTTGAGTGTTTCTTTGAACAGGAACGAAGCGTCTGTTGGTGGTATGTCATTTCTTTGTGTCATTATTTTCCTTTTCAAACTTTCTTATATTCCATAATGATTCTGCCTCAGCACTACTCCTACCTTTTGATCCTGTGGCTTTACAGCAACCACATTCAATATAAAAACCCCATCCCCATCCTTTCTCATTATATTTTAACCTATCACACCCACAAAATGGACATGGTTTTAATTTTGTATCACTCATTCTATTTACTCCTCAATCCTTGCTAGGATCTCCTGTTGAATATCTTTGATAACTGCTATCTCTTTAGGATCATCACTAATTTTAATCTTCCAATCCAACAACCTCAATATCTCCTCTCGTTTAGTCAAGGGCTTTACTTCCTTCTCTTCCATATCCTCAAAGGAGGCATGATAACAGACTACATTAGAAACCAGTATTAGGGCACAAACTATAATGAGTATTGTTATATATTTATTGGACATTAGCTTTCTCCTGTATTTTTTGTTTAAGCCTATTTATATTACAATCACAATCATCGGGATAATTATCTGTCTTGAATAACCCAATACAATTATTGCAGAATTTATCAATAATCTTCAATGCCTTTTCCCGTTCTGTTTCAATACCTTCTTCATAACCAGATGACTGTCCATCTTCAAACCCCGCATCAAATCCATCTTCATATTCTTCTTCACTCATTAACTTTCTCCTTCTCTATCTTCTTACGAATCAAATCCTTCTTATACTTCTTTAACTGATGGGGCTTCAATCTCTTCTTTCGATACCTACATTTATTACAAATATATAAATCAAAACACTTAGCATAGAAAGTACCACACTCAGGGCACTTTACTCCTTTGACGAGTTTAGTTCCTTTAGTTATAATCTTCCCATCGTCTGCGGTTATATCCTTCTCCGCCTTTGATTTAAATAGCTGATTGCTCATTTACTCCTCCTCAATTCATCTTGTGTTTTAATTAACTCATATATTATAGATTCAGGAACTACCTGATTGATAGCCTCTGTAACTATCTTACTTTCCTCATACAATTCCCGGACTTTCCTAATCAAACAAGCTCTACAGGATATCAAATTCTTCATAAGGCTATCGTGTTTATTCTTTGTACACTTATCACACATAGGTAATTTATCTTTCATTCTATTCTTCTGCTCCCTCTAGAATTGGTGGTGTAGGTGGATTGTCTATTTCCTTCTGAGTTATATCTCCCTCTACAGTAGTCTCAAAGCTGAACCCATTAGCGAACCTATTCTCTCTAACTTCCTCATCAGACAATACTCCATTATTCATATATATCTGATCTGTCTCAGCCTGAGATTTTTTCATCTCTATAAGCTCTTTCTGAGTCGGTTCCCATACAGGGTTGAAATCAATCTCAGGCTCATCCGTTACATTCAAATATACATTCATCATATCTACAAGATGTTGAAGAGGAGGTTTCAGCCATGTCTTCTGTTTAGAAGATACCATATCATAATATGTTCTAAGATCAGACTCACCTGTTGCGTTCTGCCCTGCTGGGGATCTACCAAATAACCTCGTAACAGGAATCTCAGATACTGCTGATAGATTCATCATAAACCTATCCACCATCTCAGGAAGCCCCGCAAAGTTGGCGCTGTCCCTTGTATACTCCTCACCCTCACCAAGTATTACTGCATTGATTATAGACTTACTCGCATTTATTATCTCCATCCTTGTATAGAAATCGTCTGTCTTATTCTGTGAAAGGATCTCTGCTAAATTACTGAATGTATATTTACCGATTACAGCTTCCATAAGTAGATTGACTAAACTCTATTCCACTGCCCCATAGTTACTAAGCTGATGCCATATAGATTGTAGTATAGACATTCCCCAGTATGTATGTTCGTCTTTGAAATTCCTCGATGTATCAGGAACAGGTTCTCCTTTGAATATCAGACATCTTGAAGCGTGGACTTTTATAATCCCACCATTTCTCTTATGAATATCAAAGAATTCAAGCTCTTCAAAGAAAGGGGATTTCGGATCCCTGACAAGATTCGTTGAGGATACAGGTATTCGTGATGCAGGATATACCTTCAACCAGTCTATCCCTTTTATACGTTCTATATTTAAAGGCTTAGATAGTTTACCCCCATCCTGAGCACCTACTACTACTAAAGATCCTCTATATAACCTTGCCCATTTCAAAGCCTCGTTTACCTTCTTCTCAGAATCAAGCCTTGTCAATTCCTTCTGAATTTCATTCTTAGAATCTCCAGCTATATTAATCCAGTTACGGGTCATGTCATCTGCTACAGCCCCTACGATCTTTTTACCAAACCCTTCACCTATCCACATTCGGGTCAATTCATCATCTACAAGAGTAGGAACTTCTCCGAACTGGGTGACTCTTGTCTTGTCTGATTGTTTACCTAGACTTGCCAGAGCATTAAACCAACCATCGGCGTTGTATCGTTTCTTCCTCACATTATCTACTTTGACCTGTTTACTCATTTTACTTTCCTCCGTTTATCTTGCTCCTGTATTTTTTGTATATGTCTAATCTTCTTATATATCTTCGTAGACTCACCATTTTTTTTAGGTTTTGGTGATCCTGGATAATAGATAGGTTTTAGTCTTGGGGATATAGATACACTATTCTTTTCCTTTCTCCTATTCTTAATTAGATACTCGATATAGAATATTATGAATAGTCCAGCAAACAAAACCAGTGTTATAAGTGCTAACAGTATTCTTGAATCTGTGATCATTTATTCTTTTCCTTAATAAGTCTATCTATTTCTTCTCTAATAGTTTTCTTCTTATCACGAGTAGCTGATATATCTATACTCAATACTCTTCCACTCCACATATCTCTTCTTATATGAGGTGAATTCATATCGCAATACTTTTGTAAAAAATCCAATCTCTGTTTATCTGTTATTTCTACTTTCATCTTACGCCTTCCACAAAGCCATCGCATCAGCTTTCCTATAAAATCCCTGCCTCAACAAAGAAGCAGCACTATCAGGAGCATCGTCAGGTTCCTGTCCTTCCATGTAATCCAACACCTGTTCCATGTACTCAGGGTCAGTGTCCTTGTCCCAAATAATTTGATTCCAGTATTTCTTAAGCAGTCCCACAATCTTGATATGCTTATTTGCTTTCTCAAAATAGTCCCCTACATTAATTCTCTCATCTTTAAATAAATCAGCCCCAAGCCCCTTGTCAGCATTCTCCTCCATGTACAATTTCTTCGTTCTATACTTCCTAAGGATCTCAACTATCGCAGGAACATCGTCCTTAAGATACTTCTTGAATATCCATCCCTTAGCCTGAATCATATTGTCTTTCCTCTTAGCCATAATAGTCAAAGCCCCTGTATGATCCCCCTTGTACTTGGCATCAAGTTGGGCATATACCATAGGAATCTTCCAATCCCATCTGTCGTATATAGCATCTTTGAATATAGCATCCTCACTGACTATATGTTTAAGTAGATAATTGCAGGCAAATAGAGTGGATGTGGTTGTCTTCTTTTTCTCCTCTATCTGTTTAGCTGTAAGTAGTTTGGTTCTATGTATATCGTACTTCTCTATCTTGCCGGGAACTAAATTCCAGGCATCGTCTTTATGCCAAACAGTTCCAACATATCCAGGAACCTGTCCCGGATCCATAATGTTAGTATTGAGTTCCATCAATCCCTGTTTTGTACTTTCTCTTTTAGCCTTAGATATTCTATCCTCAAGAGTAACAAAATCATCACATATAGCCTCATCTAAATGCGTTCCTGTTTTTACCTTGTCTATACTATAGGCATTTAAAGATCCCTCATTTGTATTAGTTCTTTTGAAATTGAATACAATAGACTCTTCCCTCTTCTGTTCAAACTTCGGGTATATTCCATGAGCATAATAAAAGAGGGCTTGTATATCCTCTACATTATAAAAATTACTTATTGTTCTAAGAG